GCACCAAAACCAACTGCACAAACAAAGAAAGATGAGGAATAACAATGGCAATCTATTTAAATAATAACGTTGGTGTTAAGTTGGCTACCGCTGCTGCACCTACAGTACCTTCAATCGATATCAGCGCTTATGTAACTAACGCTGTAATCAATCAGATTGTAGATGAGCTAGAAGTAACAGCGATGGGCGATACCGCACATAAGTTTGTTGCAGGTCTACAATCAGCAACATTTACTATTGACTTCTTAAATGAGTGGGCATCAAGCCAAGTAATGCAGACACTAAATGCAGCCTTTGGACAAACTTTGGCAGTATCAGTAATCACTGTTAAAGGCACTGCAGTATCAGCAGCTAACCCAACGTACCAATTTTCAATTTTGGTCAACAACCTAACTCCAATAGGCCAAGGCGGCGTTTCAGAAATTGCCACGTCAAGTCTGTCCTTTACAGTAAACTCTGCAGTAACAGTGTCCCCATCGGTGGCATTCTAACTAAGGAGTAACAATGGCAAAGCTAAAGATAACTAGGGTTAATGGTGAAGTATCTGAACACAAGATCACACCAGGTGTCGAAATGGCTTTCGAGTTAAAACGAGGTATGGGAATTAGCAAGGCCTTGCGTGAAGATGAAAAGCAAACAGATATATTTTGGTTGGCTTGGGAATGTTTACGCAGGGCTGGCGGTCAAGTATCTCTATCATTTGATGAATTTGTAGACAGCTTAGAAACTGTCGAGGTATTAGACGACGAAAAAAAATAACTGAGCGGAATTCTATTGTTTACACTATTGCGCAATTAGCAGTAGAGACTGGAATACCGCCTAGCGAGTTTATTGATATGGATACCGAAATGTATCTAGCGATAATCCAGGTATTGACAGACAGAGCTAAGGAGATCAAAAATGCCAGTAGAGGTCGTAGGCGTTAAAGATGTCCTAAATGGTTTAAGTTTCTTTGATGAAGATTTGCGTTTGCGTGTCAGCAGGGCAATAGATCCACTAATGCGACAAGTAGCAAACAAAGCAAAGGGATTTGTGCCAAATAACGATCAAGTTTTATCTGGCTGGTCTAAAGAAATAACTTCCCCTATTAATTACAAGCCATTTCCTAAATATGACGCTAATGCTGTAAAAGCAGGTATTGGATACAATCCTGGCAAAAACACAGCTAACAAAAATGGCTGGCAAGTTAGCCAATATGTTTACAATGTTAGCAGGTCAGGATCTATTTATGAGACTGCTGGCCGTTTGAATCCACAAGGCAGGGCGCCATTTGAGTTTAGAACTTCTGCAGGTCAGGGTGGTACATATAGCAAGCGATCTGCCAGAAGCAAAGCGTTTGAAGAATACAAATCCAATAACCCATTTGCTAGCCAGCAGTTTATAGCTGCATTAGAGCCGGTTACTAAGCCAAAGCGAATCCCTGGTGCACCTGGTGTTACTGGTCGCAAGATGCAAGGCCGCTTGATATATAAAGCGTGGGCGCAAGACAGCATTAAAGTTTACGAGGCAATACTTAAAGCTATTGATGGATCAGCCGTGGAGTTTAAACGCAGGACAACTATTAAGAAGGCAGCATAGTGGCCAATATTTATGTAGCAGCGCAATCGACCTGGAACGGTAAAGCCTTAAAAAAGGCTAAAAAAGACATAACCGTATTTGACCAACAAGTCAAAACATTAGGTAAAACATTTGCTGGCGTTTTTGGTGCGAGGGCGTTATTCAATTATGGCAAGAATGCGGTTAAGGCATTTGCAGCCGATGAAGCAGCCGCTAAGGCATTAGAGTTACAGTTAAAAAACACTGGCAATCAATTCTCAGCACCTGCTGTAGAAATGTATATAGCCGACCTGCAAAAAACTACAGGCGTTATAGATGACCAATTAAGACCAGCATTTCAACAATTACTAACTGTTACTGAATCGGTAGTCCTTAGCCAAGCAGCTTTGGATACAGCATTGAACGTTAGTGCGGCCACAGGCAAATCATTAACTGAGGTAGCAGCAGCATTAAGCAAAGGATATGCGGGCAATACCACAGCATTAACTAGGTTAGGTGCGGGCTTAGACAAGGCCACTTTAAAGAGTGGCGATATGAACAAGATACTTGATGAGCTAAACAATAAGTTTGCAGGTCAAGCACAAGCAAGATTAACCACCTATGCTGGCAAATTAGATTTAATAAATGTATCTGCTGAGAATGCAAAGGAAACTATAGGTAAAGGCCTATTAGATGCTTTAACAATTATTAGCAAAGATAAGAGCATCTCTAATTTAACAGGCGACTTTGAAAAACTATCTGCTGGCATCGCAGGTACTATTGTGGATCTAGCAAACTTAATTGCTAAATTGCAACAAATCCCAGGATTTAGTTTTGTCTTTGATGTTAAAAATATACCTGTACTTGGGGATTATTTAGCTTACCTAATGAGCAGAGGTAATCAGGCACAGACCTTTACAGGCACACCGTTTGGTCAAGCGGGATCATCTTCAGAAGCAATTAGAATTGCTGAAGAAAAACGCATAAAGGATGCGGCCAAACTACGTGCAAAAGAAAACGCTTTAATTAAAGAAAAAAACGCTTTAGAAGCTTTAAAGATAAAATATGATGTAGAGCGTGCTGGCCTTATGTTGGCGCTCAATAAAGCGACAGATGAAGAAACCCGTTTACGTATTGCCGAGAAGCTAGCAATTCTAGATGGCAACGCAGCTAAAGCACAGTTATATTTAGCAGATACAGAATTAATATTTAAGACAAATCAATTGGCTAAATCTATTAGTGATGCAGGATTAGCAGCCGAATCATTCTCTAAATTTGCTATGGGTGCAGTACAGCGTGGTGAGTACGCAGATGCCTACAAAAACATTAGCAACGTGCCTACCCAAAGCGTTGGCGGTGCTATGCAATTACCAAGCGCTGCTACCTTTGCTATGGGCGGTGTATCACGTGGCGAATACGCACCAGTAACTGTAAACGTGGCTGGATCAGTATTAACTGAGCAAAGTTTAACCGACACAATTACAGACACTATATTAAGAATAAATAAGATGGGCCGTGGCACTACACCTGCAGGCGGTCTATCTGGTGGCACCTAATGGCTGTACCAACAATCAATGCAATTATTAACTTTAGCACTGGGCCTAGCACGGCCCAAGCCATGCAGTTGGATATTGGCATACTAGGCACAAACGTATTGGCTGATTCTGTAGCTGTAATTGTTGATGTATCTAACCGAGTTAATTATGTGCAAACCAGCACAGGCCGTAGTCCATTAACCGATACATTTCAGACAGGCCAACTTACTTTACGCATCGTAGATCAAAATGGCGACTTTAATCCGACTAACCCAAGTGGGCCTTACTATGGCTTATTAACACCTATGAAAAAGGTACAGATAACTGCAAACTATAATGGCACCACTTATCCTATCTTCTCAGGCTTTATTACATCTTATGTAAACACTCAACCCAAAGATGCAACAGAAGTTGCTTATACAACCATACAAGCTGTAGATGCCATGAGGCTTGCCCAGAATGCACAAATATCTACAGTGGCAGGTGCTAGCGCTGGCGACCTATCAGGTACACGCATCAATGAAATACTAGATCAAATTGCTTGGCCAGCCACAATGCGTCAAATAGATCCAGGTCAAACTACATTACAAAATGACCCAGGCACACCACGCACTTCTCTAGGTGCCATGGAGACTGTGGCCTATTCAGAATATGGATCTATATATGTCGATTTTGACGGATCGTTTGTGTTTAAAGATAGATTAACTGCCACTGCATCAATAGGTGGCACGCCTACACTTTTTGCAGATAATGGCACAGGTATCTCATATGCCAATGCTGTATGGAAATTAGACGACAATTTGATATTTAATTCAGCGCAGATAAGCCGTACAGGTGGATCGCCACAGACAGCGATCAATCAGCCATCTATTGACAAATACTTTATCCATTCATACAACTTGCAAGATCTGTTAATGCAAACTGATGCTGTAGCCCTAGATTATGCTCGTGCTTATGTGGCATCTAGAGCTGAGACCACTATTCGATGCGATGCCATCGAGCTTGATCTATACACCAGTAATTACGATGCAGGCATTATTGCTGCTTTAGACCTAGATTTCTTTGATCCAATAACAGTTATTACAACCCAGCCAGGGGGATCTCAGCTAGAGAAAACCTTGCAGATTTTTGGCGTGGCAAACACGATTACACCTAATTCCTTTAGGACAGTGTTTACAACGCTAGAACCTGTCATAGATGGGTTTATACTAGGCAACGTAGATTACGGAGTCTTAGGACAAAACGTCTTATCTTATTAAGGAGATAGAATGCCAACTTTTCCAGGCAATACCGGTGATGTAGTTACTTCCGCTATGTGGAATGGACTACCAGCCTTTACAGTACAAACTGCTAAGACAGTTGATTACACAGCAGCAAGTGGCGATGAGTACCAACAACTTATACAAATGAATAAAGCAACGGCTATAAAGTTTAGATTACCTACTGACGCTACTTACAATTTTGCAGTTGGCACTGTTATTACAGTATTAAATATTGGAGTTGGTACTTTGACTATTGATGCAGTAGCTAGCGGTACAACAACAGTATTAAGTGCTGGTGCAGTAGCAGCATCTCCAACCCTTGCTCAATATAAATCTGCAGCTTGTATCAAAACAGCTGCTAATGCGTGGTATGTAGTTGGGGCTATTGCATAAATGTTAAATATAATTAGTGCAATCACACAATTTCAATCACCAGCTGTTTTTACAGTTGATTATTTAGTCATTGCAGGTGGTGGCTCAGGTGGTGCTGGTGGTGTTGGCGGTGGCGGTGGTGGTGCAGGCGGTATGCGTTGCACAGTTACTGGCACAGGTGGTAGCGGAAGTTTAGAAACTCCTCTTTCACTTACATCAGGAACTTCTTATACAGTAACTGTTGGCGCAGGTGGTGCTGGTGTGGCAATAGGCGCACAAGGCAATAATGGCAATAACTCAGTTTTTGCTACTATTACAAGTACTGGTGGTGGTGGTGGTTCTAATGGTGCCGCTACAGGTGTTGCTGGTAATGCAGGCGGTTCAGGTGGCGGCGGTGCTGGTAGAACAAGCCCAGCAGCAGGTGGCGCAGCAAGTCCTGCCAATCAAGGTTTTGCAGGTGGGGATGGCGTGGGTACTGCTGGTTCTGATGGTGGTGGTGGCGGTGGTGGTGCAAGTCAGCAAGGACAACAAGGACAAAATCCTGTTGGTGGATTTGGAGGTGCTGGTAGAGCTACAGATATAACAGGTACATCAGTAACTTATGCAGGTGGTGGTGGCGGTGGGTCAGGTAGTGGTACAACTGGTGGTGCGGCAGGTGCAGGCGGCGGTGGTATAGGTGGTGCATCATCTCCAGGAACTCCAGGAGGTACAGCAGGTGATATAAATACTGGCGGTGGTAGTGGTGGTTCAAGAGGTACAGCCGCAAGCACTAATGGTGGATCAGGTGTTGTAATTTTGCGTTACGTCGACACTCTTACAATTACTTTTGGCCCTGGTGTAACTGGTACAGAAAGTGCAGCAAGTGGTGGATACAAACGAGCAACAATAACCGCTGCAACTGCTGGAAATGTGAGTTGGATATAATGGCACATTATGCTTGGTTAGATGCAAATAATGTAGTTGTAAATGTAACTGTTGGCGTTGATGAAACAGAATTAATTAATGGCTTAGATACAGAAACATTTTATAGTCAGGCAACTGGTCATAACATTAAACGCACCTCGTATAACGGAAATATACGTAAAAATTATGCTGGTATTGGTTATACTTATGATGCAGTAAGAGATGCGTTTATTGCACCTAAACCTAATAATTCAACAGGATTTGATGAAGATACTTGCCGCTGGATAGTCCCACAGGTAGAACTTGAAGCCTAAATTGTGTGCAGCTGGTGTGCAGTTAAGAGATCAAGTTGATACGTGGTTTCCAGATAGGCGTACTGCCAGTGATGGGTGGGTGGGCGATAGCCGTCACTCCGCCAGAAAATCAGATCATAATCCAGACCAGTTTGGATGGGTACGAGCAATTGATATTGATTCTGGGCTGGAGCCATCCGACAGCCTCGCACCTTATCTGGCTGACCAGATCAGAATCGCAGCCAAACAAGATAAACGCATATCATACGTCATCTATAACGGGCGAATATGCTCGAAGATATTAAATTGGAAATGGCGTCAGTACAAAGGCATAAATCCGCATAAAAAACATTTGCATTGTAGTTTTACAAAACTAGGTGATCTCGATGGAAAACCATTCGACATCCCATTACTAGGGGGCAAAATATGAAGATAAGCAAGAAACAAAAAGCAATACTAAAATCATACTTTAGAGGTGTGCTTGTATCGCTACTTACATTTTTAGCAAGTAATGAATTAGGTTTAGATCCTGCCGTGTCTGTAATTGTTGCAGCACTAGCAGGTCCGGCAGCTAGGGCTCTAGATAAATCCGACAGTGCTTATGGCATCGGTGCTAATGAAGCATGAGCCCCAACGAATGGGTTGGTTTAGGCGTTGGCGCCTGCGCAATAGCAAGCAGTTTATTGCTGGCTCTACGTTGGGTTATTAAATCTTATTTAACTGAACTAAAACCTAATGGCGGATTATCAATTAAGGATCAAATCAATCGACTAGAAAAGCGTGTCGATGATCTCTTTATTTTAATCAGTAAGTCATAATTTTATTATGGCTACTAAACGCAAACCTAAGAAGAAGATTGCACGTAGACGCAGAACAACTAAAGAGCCTGTACTCACAAAGCTAGATTTCTGGGCCATAGCTGCTAATGAGGTTTATATGGCCTGCCGTAAATCTGGAATGGATGAAGGCACAGCTCTAGCGTTTGCGATGGATAGGTCAAGTTATCCAGACTGGATTATAGATAGTAAAGATCCTATAAAAAATCCACTTGATGATTTTGAAGAGGATGAAGATTAAGCGCTACCTGGTAATCAGCGATTTGCAGGTGCCATATCATCATGAAGCAGCTGTAAAAAATGTTATCAAGTTAGCAAGACGGGAGAAGTTTGATTCTGTACTGGTGGTTGGAGATGAAATTGATTTTCAAACCATTAGCCGATGGGCTGAAAAAACACCTTTGGCTTATGAGCAGACTATCCACGCTGATCGTGAACTTACTAAATCAATATTGTGGGATCTCAGTGAATACAGCAAAGAATGTATTGTACAGCGCAGCAATCATAGCGATCGCCTTTATAGCACTTTACTAAAAGTGCCAGGGCTAATTAGCCTGCCAGAATTGCAGTATGCAAAGTTTATGGATTTTGCAGGACTTGGAATAACTTACTCAAAGCAACCTTATGAAATACCTGGAACAAATTGGGTTATGGCTCATGGCGATGAAGGCAATATCAGTCAGCACGCAGGTATCACAGCTTTGAACTTGGCTAAAAAATGGGGTAAATCGGTCATTTGTGGCCACACCCATAGGTTGGGCATGAGTGCCTATTCAGAGGCCGTAGGAAGCCATTACAGGCCCTTATATGGTCTAGAGGTAGGAAACCTAATGAACCGACAAAAAGCCTCTTATTTACGCTATTCTGCAGCGAATTGGCAGATGGGGTTTGCTATACTAGAAGTCACGGGCAAGACCCTGACGCCAACCCTGGTGCCAGTTAATAAGGATGGCTCATTTACAGCATTAGGCAAACATTATGGGGCTTAATACAGAGTACGCCGAGCGCACTATCGATGACCATATCGATGACCTCGAAGATATTAACGTTATCTAATTGTTATAAACAAAACAGTCTAAATCATCCACAAAGTCATACACAGGTGTCACACTATTGCCATGCCACAAAGTATGTGAGCATAGATAGGGCTACAAATGTATGATGAATTGAAAGACTTTGGATATGTCTTAATGTGGGGAATAGTAGCTGTTATGGCTATTGCCTGGATTATTTATGAAATAAGAGACACAGCATTTCAAAATGGGTATTGGAAAGGCCGTGCCCAGGGCTGGGAATCTCATCGCAGATTGATGAATACTAAGTTACAGTCAGATGATGTATTTGACTATGAAAAAAACTAATGCCAACAACAACCGAGAAGTTATTCAATAATGCAACGGCCCTTGTCCACGAACGTGGTGTTGTTTACGGCCACGCAATCTACAATATGGACAGGATCGCAAAGTCAGTTAGTGCATACATTGACTATCCACTCTCAGCTCACGATGTACCAATTATCAATGTTTTACAAAAAATATCAAGGTTGGCCGAAACTCCTGGACACGAAGACAGTATCGTGGACATCTGTGCATACATGGCAATATACAAAATGTGTATCGAAGCAGAAAAAGATGACCAATTTGAATGGAGAGTTGGTGAGTAATGGCATTTAATTTAGCAGATTATGAAACAGTCGAGAGCCGACTAGATAAGTTTTGGAAGGAGTATCCAGATGGAAGATTATCAACAAAGATTGAGCAGGCCACAGACACTAGATACATTATTAGTGCTCAACTATTTAAGACAGAAGCCGATGCACAGCCGTGGGCGACT